CTAACATCTGGTCTTTAATCTCAGCTGGACACTTTTCATTGAAGTAGGTCTTACTTAAGTATTTTATCTTTTGCCAGACAGATAGGTTTCCTTCTTCGGAGGCAATCATTAACGCAGGTTTAAGATCCTCGCTGTCAGAGATGCTGTTCAGGATGCGATCAAATTTACCATCAAGCTCCGGGGTGTATTCGTATATATTCTCGAACACCAACTGTGCGGTTGTCAAGGGGTCTTCCTTGACTGACATGTTTTCTTCATTAAGCCAATTACACCAACCAATTATCTCCTTTAAAGCCATCGCCATGGCGAACGACCGATCCGCTACCGAACCTCCTTCAAGAATTTCTCTTACCGAGCCACTTAGAAGTTTTTTAAGGTCAATACCTTCTTCAGCTAAAGGGGCTTTTAAGTACTCATACGCGGAGCCTTTGTTGTTACTTTCTTTTTTTGGCAGAGTGGAGTAATACCTATAAGCTTCGTTGATTTTTTCTGTAGGTATGAAGTTCTCCGAAATGTAGAAAAGATCTTGTTTAGGCGTTGTCCCTCTCGCCCCATAAAAAAGGTTAGGAACCGTTGTGGCCCTTACATCAGAACCAGGAATTTGTTCTGAAAAGTAAAGATTAAACCACTTGTAAAAATCTGTATCAATAATCGGTGTCTCTAAACCAAAGACTAAACGGAAACGAGGCCAGGTACTTGTGTAGCTAGGCGAACGATAAGCAAAAGAGCAGTATTTTTTTACTAATTCAAGGTCTAAAGACTGCGTTTCATCTAACTCTTGTTTTTGTATTTTGTTGCCTTCTGCATCTTTGCCATCTAATTGATTGTCTATATCAATGATTATTAATCCAGCCTTAATGCACTCAGTTTCGTTCTTAGATCTTTTTCCTTCAAGTAGATGCCAAGCGCATAGACCACTGCCTTCTACTACACAAGAAGCTATTGCTTTTATTTCATCTTGACAGGCCAACCAGTTTTCGTTAAACGCTTTAAAATTTCCGCCAGGTGAAATTTTGCCGGTTTTTTTGTTTACGTGTTTTTTGACCTCTTCGTTGCGGCTGTGATAAAACTGCATTGGTGCTCTCAGTCTTGCTATTGTGCCACGGCTTTCATGGTCCGACTACGGAACAGAATCTTAAACTACTTTCAATTGGTCATAAAAAGTCTGTACAATCTGCAACCACTGGGCTTCGTTCTTCTCAATTTCCTTTGGACCGAATGTAAATACCTGAACCGAAAAGTTAGGCACCGCTGTGGATACAATTATTTGAGTCTTATTGATTTTTATATCTAAACATCTTTCGGCAGCAAGTTTATAAGCAGCTAGCTGTAACTGAGTTTTTTTAAGTTTGAATACTCCTGAGACTAAAGCTTTTCGAACATTATCCTCAATCGGAGCGCCGGCTTTAGGAAAACGAGCGCTGTAAGGACCATTTGACGTTTTAAAATCGCCAAGGATTATCTCACCGTTTACATCCTTATAAATTATGTCGCAGCAGCCTGCCCAACCTTGTTTAGTTTTTTCATCATAAAAATGGATTCTACCCACACCATCTTCGCCTACGTATTTCGACCACTGAGGTTGATTGTAAGGTTTTTCGCTCCACAGTACTTTGCCTCCACAAAGAAGCTCGTCGAGTGCCTCAGGCACATCAGTCCAGTAGGGCTCGTAGTCTTTTGGAGGTCTTACATCCAATCCTCGAATGTAGTTTTCAACAGCCCCGTGGATCCAATTGCCCCTTTCTGCAGCTTTATCTGCACTTCCAGGGTTTAAGAGATTCCAGTGAGCAAGCTTCTTTCGAGTCTCTTCCGTCTGTGTAGCAGAAAGAATACTAGTGACAGAAGCAAGAGGGACGGGAACCTGTGCGCAGTTGTAGTGACGTAAACCGTTTAAGGTTACTCTAGTTTGGGACACAAGACTGTGTCAAATTATATCCACTGTAACAGATAAAATAAGGCTTAGGGCTAATCTAGAACTTCTTGACTTTTTTAGCTGGGCAGTCAGAGCCAACCTGACATAAGCCCCAGACAATATTTAATTCTCTGGTACTATAATGCTACTTTTAGTGCCTTTTATGTCTGAGATCAACGCAAATTTTATAAGTGCGTGTAAGGAGTCTTCTGATATCAATGAGCATTTACCTACGCTACTACGTATTGCAAGTAAATGTGAGTCTGTTATTGAATTCGGTGTACGTTATGGCTTGAGTAGTACTGCTTTGATCGCAGCCCGGCCAAAAAGTTTAGTAAGCTACGATATAGAATTATCTACGGAAGCTATAGGGATATTCGAGACAGGTAAGGGAGAAGGAGTTCAGTGTGACCTTTACAAAAAAAATACACATGAAATTACAATCCCTCCTGTCGACTTTTTGTTCATAGACTCAGATCACACTTACAGTTGTCTTTCTACTGAACTACGTTTGCATGGGGATAAACCTCTTAAATTTATTGCTTTCCACGACACAGTCAGTTATGCGGATGAACTAGTCCCCGCAATTCAAGAGTTCTTAAACAAGGACCTTAACTGGACTGTCTACGAAGAATACACCAATAACAATGGTCTTCTTATTCTTTCTCGCGTAAAGTAATTTTATTTTTATGCTTAACTAAAATCTCATTGAGAGCACAGGTCTGCCCGGCGGCTCTTCATCATCGTCATCTCCCTCTTTTCCATCACCACTCGAAGAGTTTTCTGAGTTTGGGTCTTCGTCATCTATAAAGAACTCTGAACGTTGATAGTTGAATTCTTTTGCACGACTGTTCAGCTCTTCAGCAAGATACATTCCTGCGCAGTAGCTTTCGCTAATAAGCTCTCCGGCCTCTTCAGCAGTCCTTACCTCTCCTTCCGGAGAGATACATTCCTGTAAAAGTTGCGCCGATACCGCAAGAGCGCAAAGTTTATCCAGTTTTTCGTTGAGCTTAACGAGCTGATCTATAGAGTTACGTTGAAAGTCTTCAAACTTTTCTGCTTTAGTTTTCACAGTAATAACCCCTGCGGTTGTTCAATACGATCCCAATTTAATGCAAAAGAAATTTGTGTGTTATCTCTCCACTTGTCGGGGTGCTGGAAGACAAACCAGCAGCTTGTAACGGAATCTTTTGTAGACCCGATGGCCCTGAACTTCGGACGTGGGTTTAAAACAACCATATTAGACAGTTTGTTTTTTAATAAAAAATTTCTGCGCCTAGTTACAGGCTCTAAAAACGAAAGTCTGTCAAGTACAGCTATACCCTCGGAAGTTACCTGCATACCGTATTCAAGTATGTATTCACTCAGCTCGCTCAAACCCATCGTTGCGGCCACGACCCAGTCATAATTTTTTTGTTTTTCTGACACCCACCACACTGGATCAGTAATGTTCTCTATTTTTTCATTTGTAGTCACATTTAAATTATGACTTTTTAATTGCTCTGATAAGACACCCATAGGATCGTAGGGGACCAAAACAGAACCAGTTACATAGGTGTGTTTGACAAGAGCGTGTGTGATGCCAGCGGGGATGCTGTAAAAAGTTTCCATCATGATCATGTTGGGATCGAGACGAGCTTAGCTGGTTGTACCTCGTTTGTCGAGAGCAAAAATGATTATAGTAACCAGGTAGCAGCTAGAGATTATGTTAAGTACTACTTGGCTAAGCACTGAGCAGCAGTTTTTACATCAGAGAGTGATGCTGGATGTAAAAAAACTAGACAGAGAGCAGCTTGTGGATATTTTTGGTTCTTACCATCAAAGTTACTTATTAAGGAATAAGTTATTTACAAAACTTGTTTGTTGGTGTGTAAAAAATGGGGTTGAACTTCCTCCGATTACTGACTTATTAGAAGAGAGCGAGGGGAGTCCTTCAGCTGAAGACAAAACTCAATAAAAAAGACGGGTGTTACCCCGTCCCTTTTACTTTAATTTATCGTAAATCAGTCGAAGTCTATCCCCAGTTTTTTAGCTTGGTCTTCACTAAGCTGCACTGTTTTTTTAGGTTTAGGAACCGGTTGTTCCTCTACAGTCTCTGGTTCTACAGCAGCGGAGGGCAGAGATTTAGGGTTAAAGGAGGTCCCAAAAGCCCCCTGCGGGGTGGATGTATGAGTCTCAGCAAATTTTGCTTTAATTTCTCCGTGATCTGAGCCGAGAGGGAGTTCGACTAAATCGGAACCGGGTATGTGAGATTTAAGAGTTGAAGCTACTAAGCCACAGCCTTTATCCTCTAACCAGGAGTTTATATCCTCTATAAGACTGAATTCTTCCTCGGAAGCAGCAGGTCTATCAATAAACTCAAGAGCGTTAAAGTTTATCTTTGCACCATCAGCACCTGTAACAGGATCCCTTTCGTTGAAACTTCGAGTTACAAATTTAGTCGAAGTTATAACAGAGGCACAGTTAATGCGATTGTTATAAAGGGTCTGGAAGTAACTTATGAAGTTTTTTTGAGAGGATTTACCAGAGATCATTGAAGTTGTCACACACCGAGGAGGCAAAAGCCTGTGGTTAGGACTTACACCTATATACGCAATCCGAAGGAACTCCTCTTGGTTTCTCATTCCTAAGTTTCCAAAGAAAGGAGAGAAGCCAATAAGAATGAAATCGATGGGTATGCCATTGTCGTTTTTGTCGACAATTGCGCTGTCTGGATCAAAGTCAGCTTTCCATCGTCGCGCCTGCAGGTCTATCCGCAAAGTGTGTGGAGGGATGTTGCAAAGAATTTCTTTTTCTGAAAATTTACCAGCGATAAAAACCATTGTTTGTCTCAGAGATTAAAGGGAAAAATCGATTGAACCAATAGCGGCAGCAGCAACTGTTCCTTTTTCAGGATCAGCCGCTTTCTTAGGAACAGCTTTAGATGTTTTAGGAAGATAAAGAATTTTATCAATGATATAGTTTAAATAGTATTTTTCGTCCTTTTCACTCGTAGAAACTTTACCTACAGCAATTGTAGGAGTTCCAGGAGCTAACTCAGCTAGTTGTGTTGAAAGTTCTGCCCAGGCAGTCAATTTGAACCAGGCTGTCTCTTTCTCCTCGGTTTGCCAAGCAAGAGAGCGATTTGTAACAGTAGTGTCATTCAATTCTACTTCATCTACTTTGGGTCCTAGACCTCCTGCAGCTATAAACAGGTTTAACGCTAACAGGTCATCAAAGTTTTCTCGAGTGACAACCAGCATTGGTTGCATCTGAAGAACTCCATCAGGTGTTGCTCTGGTAGGACCGATAGCAAGAACTGAGTCCTCCTTTTTGAGGTTTTGAAGCAGTTTTCCTACGTAATGTGTTTTGTTTTGGAGGAGTTGAACCTTTGTGGGGACACGCCTGTCA